CTTTTTATAACTCCTTCAGGAATACAAGGAATTAAAAATTGAAAAGCAATATCATTTACTACTGTGTCTTTTCCGTATTCATCTATAATATCATTTAATAACACACGCTCTTTCCCGTTCTCACTCGTTCCTGTAAGTTCTATTGTATCTAAACTTTTAATAAACTGAAAAGTATCAGCAATTCCATTATCCACTAAAAATTGATGTGTTTTTTTTATTATATTGTCCACTATTGCATCAAATCCTCAACAAATATTTACAATTTATTATACCATAAACCAAGTTCATTTGTCTATTGACGAAATACAAGAAATTTAGAGTTTGAATTTATTCACTGTCAATATAGTCCAAGCAAAAAATAAGGGTGGCATTACACCACCCTCAAAAACTACCTATTATATAGACCGCAACGGTATTCTCTACAAATTGCCCTTAAGTCTTTATACGACAGTCCAAGTCGACCATTTTCGTCACCTCTGATCGCACCAAAACTCATTGCAGCTTGAACCGCCGTTCTTGCCCAATCGGGCATATTGTCGTCGACATAATCATAAACCATTGTAGTTTGCACCACGTTTACCAACTGTTTGTTGATGTTTTTTAAATCTGCAATTTCCGCCGCCTGTTTCTCTATTAGATTTTTTAATTCATTGTACTGCTCCATTGTCAGTCCCTCCTTATTTCGTAAAACCGCTTTTACTTTTTCTTTGAATGCAATCCATCCTGAATTGTTTTCGGTCGCCCACTGTGCCGGACACTGTTTGTCCCACACGTCATAGTGGCGCAAAACAAATATATCAACTGTATCTGCTGTAATGCCTATGTATTTACACAATTCAGCACATAAATATGCGGTATTGTTGATTGTTTTTTCTGACACAATAGAATTACCGCTACAACACATTTCAATGGATATGCTGTTTTTATTTCGGCAGTCGGCGTGTTTATACACCGATGTACCGCCGACCGCCCACGCCGCATTATTTAACGCAACTGATTGATAACACTCGGCTTCGTCCATAAAATAATTAGCAGACGATTTTCTTGCTCCATTGTGAAAAAATGTTGCATTATTTTTGGCTGTGTCCTTTTTATTTCCTGTATAATGAATTACAATGAATTTCACCACACGACTGCTATATGTATAGTAGTTTGCCGATGATGACTGTATTGACGTATCAATGTCAATACCATTGAACTGTTTGATTGGGAAACCATCATTTATTGTCCTCATACTTACCACCTCTAACAACGAAATTTTCCCACTTCTTATAAACATCAAAGTATGTTTCGTTCTTATCTCCGTTATGGGTTATTTCGTAATACATACCATCTGAAACAGTTGTGGATGCTAATGCTTTAAAATTCTGCAAAGTTTTGCAACTCCAAACAATATATACATCATCTTCAGTAATTGTTTTATGATCTGTCTTATCTACATGACTGTTAAAATAGTCAACGATTGTTTCTTTTATCAGTTTTATAAATTTTTTATCTGTCATATTTCATTACACCTCTTTCAATTCAATATCTTCCATTACTGCTCGCGCCTCTAAAATTGCCAAATAGTCAGCCATTGCGTTTAGTTGTATGTTGTATGTACTGCGTGGACACGTTGGGGAAAATTTTAGTTTTCCCCTGTCCCATTCCTCCAACATTTTCTTTAATCCTTTGAACCTATTGGCTAATTGATAATATTCCGCCTTGAAACGTTCCTTATAATCTGCACTATTCATCAGTGCAACGGTATCTTGTAACGTCATATTTTATTCCCCCTTTTCGTTATTCACTTCCGGCAATCCCGTCGCAACTGATGTCAGCAACGACAGTACGCCTGCTAATGCCGCCGCTGACGCAACCATTACCCAGTTGACGTCACCCAGTACGGCGGCCGTACCGATTGTCGCAATCGCTGTCTGTGCAATCGTCTTGATTGCTCTTATTCCTGCACATTTAAACCATTCTTTCATTTTTACATACCTCCTAAAATACTAAAAACCCAACATTTTAATAAAATAACCTATCAAACCGCCGACTAATGCCGTAATAATGGCGGTAACTACTGTTTCGTATCGCTTTGTAGGACGTTTTTCTATTTCGTCTACCCGTGATGTAATATCGTTTACGTCCTCTCTCATTGCTTTAGTTTCAGTAGCAATTATATGAACACTTTCTGTCAGTTTTTCGATACCGTCAATTCTGTGGTGTGCCGACTTGGTGGACTGCTCTACGGCAGTCAGACGCTCCCATACTTCTTTTTCATTTTCTGCCTCCATATCAGCCCTCCATAATTTCTTTTTTCTCGTTCACTGTGATATATCCCGCTTTGACGAATATATCTAAATGTTTTTCTTTGTAAATACCCATTTGATAGTATTTACGTATCAATGTTTTATTCACCGTCAACACCTGCCTTTAACTCTGCAATCTGTAGTAACAGCATTGCATTGATTGCGTCCTGTGTTAATTCACCGTCCACAATCGACTGAACGTGCTTTTTTAATTCCGACATACTGTCAAATGTTTTCGCCTGTATCTGCTCCAACTGTTCCGCTGTAGGTTGTTCAAACGTAACGTCTGTATGTTGAATTTTTGCAATTTCTGTGTCCATATCGAAATCGTTATCAGCTTCGGCGAATTTGTTATCCGGTAAATTTACACTTCCGCTCAACAAATCTTCGTTTTTATCAGAAATATTACGTTTTTGACGTATAATATTACGTTTTATACGTAATATGTCGCTATCTTTTTGTATTCCGTACACCGTGCCGTCAATTTCGACACCGCGTTCATAGAAATACGCTGTTCCGTTTTTACTATAAAATTTGTACATAATATCACCACCCTGTCACATTTCCGTCAACAACGCACGTATCGCCGAACGTTCCGATTGATACGGCATTTGTCACGTTATTTTTGACTACTGTTTTACCGTCGCTGTATATAATTGAAAAATCAGCATTTGCCGTTACAGACGCCGTTGTCCTAAATATATTATCTGCTATCAGCGTCTGACTGCTGGCTGATATTAGATTACACTGTCCCGACGTAGGGCCTGCGGAAATGTGCATATAATTTCCGCATATAACGGCATAATTTCCGCATTCGATAAAATCGATATATTCGGAATTAATTTTTATAACAGGCATTCTGTTTCCGCTGATTAATGTAATCCCCTTGGTGTATATAAACGGTGTTTTTGTGTTCTGTGTAATTGCTGCAAATTCATTGTCCGAAATTTCGCCATTTATATCGATACTGCAATCAGTAAACGTTTTAAATATATTGCCTACTATTTTTTTACCTAAATCAATACTGCAATTTGTAAAACCGGACATATAATTGTTTACAAATATAACGGTTGACGCCTGTAGCATATATCCTAACGATTGTTCTTTTTGCGTGAAATTCAAAAATTTGTTACCCATAACAAACGAATTGCCTGCGATTTTTATTTCATTTGTCAAATTATTTGCCGGTGCGCCTGCGAACGTATCTATGACGTTGTTCAAAAACAGAACGTTGCTCATTTCAAACGTTGATACACCAAATTGATGTGTACTAAATATATCATAGAATGTACAGGATATTATCTGTGAACTACTTTGCGCTAATAATACTGTCGGATTAACCGTGTCCGCCGTTACAGTGTCCGTGTCCTCTGTAAATTTTACATTTTGCATTTTAGCGCCATCCGGCAAATGGAAAATATACTGTTTTTCAGCAGGATTTGTGTTTTTGAACATAATTGTATCGCACATCGAACCGTCTAACGACATACCGCCCTTCAACGGAATTGCCACACCGTTATTAGTTCCCGTCATTCCGTAACCCGACTTCATATTTGCATTTGTGATAACGCACAATTCACCTACAGGATATATAATACTTTTATACGGCGCGCTATCTATCGCCGCCTGTAATTTTAATTCGTCGTGGTCGCCGTCGCATTGTACAAATATTTGGTTTTTTGAAATGTCTGTAACTGTTTTATCAATTTCGGTGATTTTTGTTGTATTGGCAGTAATTTTTGATGTATTCGCGTTAATATCATCACGTAATACCGCTACACATTCATCATCATAACAAACAGCCGACTGTATTAATGTTTTCTGTTTACACGCATTTCCCGTCGTGTCACCGTTTGTATAAAAGTTATCCGATATAATTTGGAATGAAATTGATTTAATTTCTTTGTTTACAGGGATTTCAATTTTAAATTTTGTTGTTTTATACGTTTCTGATGTGCCGTTTATCGTGATTGTTTTATCACCTGTATCGGTTACTGTGTAATATGACTGTCCGAATGTTTCTGTTGTTGTATCAGTGTATGTGATCAATACGTCTGTTTCACCTATATTCA